AATTCTAACTGTTCTGTTTCCTTCGGATTCACCGGTATAATCCATTTCCCGATCTTTATCTACGGAATATCCTAATTCTAGTAACTCTTCCGTAGTCGGTGAAATAGCAAACACTTCCACTTCTCCAAATCCTACTTTCTTCTCGTAACTCTTCTCGCCCTGTCTTTTTCCTAAATTCATTAATAATAATTTTCTAAACTTTCAAATATAAATTTCCCGTTATTTTCTATCTCTATCGGATTGGGATTTCCAAATAGATGCTCCGGAGTCTTAGTACTAGTATCCTGCTCAAACGTCTTTAAGAAATACTGAGGTTTTCCTTCTTTTAACCTAGTTCCTGTATAAAGAACTATAGTAAAGTGTTGTTCAATTTTTCCTTCAAATTCTTTTCCGTGAGTAGACATTCTCCGTACTTTACTCCCTTCGTCCAGTTTTACTAATTCATCGTGAGATAAAACTATAATGTCCTTCTCTATGTTCTTGAGTAATTCTAAATACTCGTAAACATGCTTATTATAGTTCTTATACACGTCGAAACCGGTAAAACTATTAGCCATTTCCTTATTCAGAATATTAAAGGCCATTGTCTGGCTGTCTATAATAATTCTCTGAATATCCTTGTTGTTTCCGAAATCTTCCAGATTCTTCTTGAATCCGGACCAGTTCTTAGGTCTTCCCTCAAATTTAAATGCCTCCGTCTTGTAAGGTAGAGGTTTTCTCTCTACGTTAATTAATCCTGTAGTCTCCTTGTCTACTGTTTTACTTAAATAACTTTTTCCTGTCCCTGAAGGTCCTACCACAGCAACCTTCGCATAATATAACCTTTCTCTCATACTGCAAATATACTATTTTATTTCCATTTTACAAACTTCTTATCCTCATATTTTAAAAAATCAAAGAGTAAATCTATATATTCTATTGTTTTACCTATACCTACTTTTATTATTCTTTCTCTTACTATTTCTGAAAATGCATCTAAATCAGAGAATCCCTGAACCTTTAATATAGTTAGAGCTAATTTTACATCTTCCAGATTATCAGATAATAACATCTGTCTTAAACCGTCTTCCATTCAGTAATGAATTTATAATGACAAGATTTTTCATATTTACCGTAATGATAACAGGAAGCAGTATCCCATTTAGAATCTGAGAATTCTTTTAACAAATCATTAAGATGATCATTTGAAGTGTTTCCAAACCAGACATTAAAACTGTAAATAGGATAGTTATTCTTAGAAGCTAATATTATTCCTAGTTTCTGATCGTCTATGTTTTCAGAATTTAATAAGTCATCTATCTGTTCTTTTATATATTTCTCCATGTTATTTTATTTTTATCTAATTGGGAAAGAGCTTTTCTTAACCAGGCTAATTCCACTTCCTCGGTAGAAGATACTATATAGATCTCTGCTAATTTCTCGGGATTATCGAATTCCTGAGACATGGATCTCATTATTTTCTGAATCATATTTTCCGAGTTAGAATCTGAATAATTTAATATTACTTTATTAAGAGGTTTGTAAGTTTTCCCTACATTTCCTATTTTAACTACCGCTAAATGATTTCCTTTTCCAGAAACGAAATCCTGAAAAACTTCTTCATTATCTGAGTTACTATGATGAACCGGACATCCTAAACTATCCGCTATTTTCTGTAATCCACAGAACACTAATACCCTTTCTTCTTTAAATTGAGATAGTAGTTTTCTAGTAGCTTCCATTTTAGCTATAGATCCCTGTATAACTCTCATTCTCTGTAGCTTAAGAGAGAAATTATCTCTCCCTTCTCTATCTAATTTCTTTATAACGTAACTGAGACCGTTAAATCTGGCCTTTTCAGTCTTTTTATTAATAATTCTTTTATTATCTAGCGGTACTTTAAGTACCGTTATTTTATAATCAGTAACGACTCCTTCTTTTATAGCTGTGCTTAAGGAGTATTCAGCTATTATAGGTAAATTTAATTCAAGATTTAATATATTTTTAGTTTCTTCTGACATCGTACCGGTTAATCCTAGTACGTTTTTATTTAATTTAAACAGCTCTTTACAGATTTCTATCTGGGAAAGACTAAGCATATGTATCTCATCAATTACTATTAAATCGTAGAGATTTCCTACTTCTTTCTTAAGAGATAAAAAAGTAGTATAAGTAATATTCCCTGAGTATCCGAATTTAATAAAATCTTCCTCCCAGGAATCTTTTATTTTATTATCCGGATAAGTTATAAGTATTTTAGGGCTAGTTAATCCTCTAAAAATATTTATACTAGTCTTTATCTTTCCCGATCTCGGGCAGAGAAAAAGAATACCTCTTTTCTTCCCTAAAAAAGTCTTAGCCCAGTCCTCCTGCCTCTCGTCTCTAGTCATTAATATCCTTCTTTAATATATATCTGAATCCCATAAATCCTCTCTGTCTTAGTCTCGGTTGTCTTCTAAGTGAAAGATATCTACTCTGTAATTCTCTTTTAACTATATTTCTTATAAATCTAACAATTTCACTTTCCGTTTTAGTAGTTCTAAGAATTTCTACAGCTAACCAACCGTCTTCCGGACTATCGGAATTAAGTAATTGTTTTATTTCTTCCATATTTTTCTTCTCCATGAATTATAATCAAAAGAATTTCCTTTTTTATAAGGTTTACCTCTTCTTAAATATAGATCGTAAATGTTCATATAATTTATACCGGTTTCTCTATCATAATCGGTATAGAAATAATTATCGAAAATCTCGTTTAATTCTCTAGCTTTAACCCCTTCTATAAAAGCCAGATGTAATCCTAATTTAATATCGTCTTCATTATAAGAATACAGTAACTGTTTTATTTCATCTTTCATTTAATTCTTTTTTTTCCAGGAAACACTGCATAAATTAATATTTATTTTTTAAAAAATATGTATTATCTAAAACTTCTTCATAATCTTTTTCTTTTATGTTTTCCAATTTTGGTAATTCGGAAAAATAGCCGATTTCGGGTTGAAAAGCTAATCCGATTCGTATATCGTCTGAGCCGTAGGAATTCTTAAGAATTTTAAGATTTCTATATTTCTTTTTACCGGAGGAATCTCTTAACTTCTCTATATTATACTTAGAAGGATCAGATACGTTATATCTATAAGGATCGAAGAGAGAAAGAACTATATCAGCGTTTTCCTGAGTAGAACCTGTTTCTTTAAAATCCTCTAACATAGGATCTACATCACCGTTCTTCTTTCTAGTAGGATTAGAAATATCTCTATTGAACTGAGATATATCTATCGGTGAAAAACCGTAGAGATCTCTCATTCTCTGCTTATCCTCAGAGCTTTTATCTATAGCTGCCTTCTTAGTAGTTAATTCCTTTTCTAATTTAGTCAATCCTATATGATCAGATATTACTTCTACTATCTTATTAGGGTCGTTAGGATAATATTTAGGATTATACTTATCTGAGGTATCTAGAACCCCGTTTTTAGCCGCGTAATCATCGACATAATTCCTTACTGCAGTGGGATTTTTAGGCCCGTCTATAATGGTTATTTTAGTCATGAGAGCGTCTATATAATCCTTAGACTCTAAGAATAAATCGTGCTCATCTTTAGTCAATCTATCTTTTTTTTCTACCCAGCCCATCATTCTATTTAAAGGAATAACTCGACCGGTTTTCAAAAAGATTCTTCTGCATATCCATTTAGCTAGTTTAAAATTCTTCCTTCTTTCCATGGAAAAGTATATAATCTCCATATTTACCGAGGGATTATCTAATAAATAATCCATGGGATTAAGAACGAAAGCATCGTCTAACAAACTTGTTTTCCCACTGCCTGTATAACCACCGATTAGATAATAAGTGGCCTTTCTTATACTTATATGATTACTCAATCTATGAAATCCCATGGGGATACCGGAGTTTTTTCCTAGCATCCCGTCTAACACCTCTTTACTTACTTCTTCAAAATGATTCATTCGCTGATTTTAAATAATTTCTTTCTTTTAAATAATTTATTACGTAACCTGGATCCAATCCTGTTTTTTGGTATATTCATATAAACTCCAGGGTACTAATCCATACGACCCATATCTATCTAAATACTTTTTATTATTTTCATGATAATGATCGAAATACTCTGAATTAGGATCTTCTCTATATAATAATTCTATCCCTAAGAAGATATCTTCTACATTAGTAGAATTAAGTAAATCTGTTATTTCCATTGGTATAATATTTTCGTTCTACTATATAATCTCTTACTTCTCCAAGGTAATCATAATTTTTAAATATTTTATAATTTTCTCCAAAATAGGAATCTAAATAATTACAGAGTTTAGCTGGTATCATAGTTCGATTATTTTCATAATCAAATAATTCAGGTTTCTCCTGGTATAGAAGTTCTATGCCGAGGAAGAAATCATCTCTATTCGTAGATTTAAAAAATTCGTCAATTGTTTCCATTTAAATAATTTGATAGTTTTTTAGCTTCTTCGGGAGAAATTACTATTTGGTCACCAAAGACCTCGTTTTTAGTAATCATTTTCCAGGCATATTTAATACGAGTCCAGAGATTTCTTCTATGTTTCCCGTAATTAAAGATAGCAAAGTAAACATCTTTAGTCTCTTCATCTTTTTCTACCTGGATAATTTCTAAGCCGCAGGAACAAGGAATATATACTTTACTATCTTCAGAAGTCATAGTATATCCGTTTTCTTCCATTATCATGTCTCTTTTAAAATTCTGTAAATAATCTATTTTCATCTTTTTATTCTTTTATTAGCGTTTTTAAAATGTTTAAAATAATTACCTTTTTCTAAAAATTTATAAAAATCGTTGTACCAGACTTCATCAAGACCTAAATTCTCTTTAATAAGTCTGTACAATGACCAGGGAAGACCCCCGTAACTAGGAAGACCCCCGTACTTATCTTCATCAAGTGTATAGTTTAAATATTCAGAATCAGGCTCCTCCTGAATTAATATTATTATTCCGAGCTTAACGTCTTCTAAATTAGTACTAGTTAATAGATTTTCGATTTCTTTTCTCATATATCTATTACACTTTTATTAACGGTTATTTCTTCTTTTTCAATCCAGTTTTCATATCTTCTTTGATTAAGATAGCTCAAAGAGTTAATCTGATACTTTAATTTATTTTCTCCGGATTTATAAGAATCTTCTTTCTTAGCTAATATTTCTCTCTTTAAAGCTGAGATAAGCTCCTCTAAAGTAAATTTTCCTTCATTTAATATGCTTTTTAATTTTAATTTACAGTCTTCTTTCTGAACTCTTAATCCTCTACTACCTGAGAAAGTCTTTCCTTTATAGGAAAAACAATCGGTTCCCGGATAAGTATTCCACCAACTTTCAAATTCAGAATCTTCTTCAGATATCTTTTTCAGTCTTTTAGGAACTTTTTCTTCTAATATATCTAGGAGTTCTTTACCTTTTAAAGTAATAGAGTTATCTAATATAAGCTCTCTTCTTTCGAGAGTCCTGATAAGAGCTTCAATTTTATTATTCTTAAAACTCGAGAGATCGTATTTCTTTTCTACCAGGGAAAGAAGGAACATAATATCTAAACTATGTCCCTCCTCTAAAATTCTCTCGAAGTTCCCAGGTTTTATATCTTTAAATTTATTCATTAATGGAAAGTATTTTCATGTTTCTTCTTTTAAAACGTAAACTCCTAAAGTTATAGGAAATAATATAAAACCTACTATAAAGCAGATACCTATTTTCCATTTCTCTCCCGGATAAATAGTACTCTGCTTATAAGCACAGAAACAGCCAAATAAAAAGGCCGTTATCCAGTAAATCCATTCTATAAAACTCATAATATTTCAGTTACTTTTCCGTAAATTAATTTAGTCCAGCCGTTAATACCTCCCTTATTATTACCTATGAGAAATCCTTTATCTGGATTTATAGCTTTAATAAGATGAGTGTAATATTTTCCTTTCACCTTGCAGAAGACTATATCTCCTACTTCTAATCTATTTAGATCTACCGGTTCCAATCTATGTTCCTGACCAGATTTAATCTTAGGAGTCATAGAGTTACCTTTTTCCGAGGTAATGAAATCTTCTCCCTTTAAGAGTTTTTCTACTTTCCAATTCATTCATTATATTTTTTTCTTAATTCGTTATATTCTGAAATTACTTGCTGTATATCGATGGATCCGTCAGTATAGATTAATTCGTCGTACTGCACTTCATGATAATATCTTTTTTTTATGAGACCGAGACCTTCTCTCCAGACATTGAATAATTTCTTATTTACCACAATATTAGCATATCTATCGTCATCTACGTCATCACTATAGAACCATTTTATTCTAGAGCACCAGTTATCTAAGTCATCTGTTTTAGGAAGTATTTCTTCAGTTAATCCTTGGGCTTCCATCATCTTAACTCCTAAGATCTTATCTTCGAAATTCTCAGATT